TCACTCTTTGAAAATATGCCCGGTGCGGCAGCCAATGCGGCTGCTAATGCTGTAACTAGCGTAAAAAAACTAGCACCTGGCGGCACGGGTAACATAATTCTTTATGTATTACTAGGACTGGTGTTGGTTCTCATTTATCTGTTACTCTCTGGTCATAAATTCTCGCTCAAAATGTTTGATATTCGCCCAAAGAGATATAAGGCACTTGACCACGCTCATATATTTTGGAAAAACGGTATGGGGGGCGCGAGCAATCTACGTCTTACAGAGGACGATAATCTTCCCGTAGACGCAGATACTAAGTACACCTATCATTTTGATTTATTACTCTCAAATACACGTAATGTTTCAAATATAGAGGGACCATACCGTCATATCTTTCACCGTGGCAGTGATGAATTGTATAGTGATACGACTGGGGTCGCTGTCGTAAGCGCCGGCGCTTCGCAATTACCACCATATGGACTACCACGTCGTCTCAATCCCGGTATATTTTTAGACCCTAACACCAACGATATTCTTGTATTTGTAGATACAAAATCAAAGAGTGGTGAAGTTTTTCGTGAATCCGGTCGTATTTCTGATGTGCCCGTGGACAAGCCGCTACGCCTCACTGTGAGTGTCCATAACAAGGTGCTTGAAATAGACCTCAACTGTAAATTGGAACTGACAAAGGTGCTTGCTGGAGAGCCGCGCGCCGTTGAAAATGTAGTATACGGTCTATGTGGACCCGCAGTTGCGAATGCGTCTATTCAGAATCTATATGTCTGGCCCTATGCGCTTGATAATGGACTCCTGGTTGATTTCTGCCCAATCTCATTTCCACCGTTCTTACCACCTGCGAGCACCTGCGATACGCCCAAAGACCCCGCTCTTAAGGCGTCCGCGCCAAGTGATAATTCCTTACAAAACATGTACAATAATGCTAAGTCGTTGCTCTAAAACCTACTTACACTATAAGAGGAATGAATCCCCGATTTATATTTCTTATAGTAGTTCTGTTGATAATTGCGGTGGCTATCGTATATATATTATACTTTATGCCTAAATCAGACGAAACTACAGTGCTCGGTCCTTTTGTTCTAGACGGAATCAAGTCCGAACATCAACGTGGCTCTACACTCAAATCGGTACTTACAACCGCACAACTGTCTAAATCGCTGAAAAGCAACTTTACTGTCAGTTTCTTCATCTACATGGACAAGTTGAATATGGAGCGTATTCCATTTGCGGGTCCCGAAGGTGACTATCGGTTCAAGCCGCTTGTCAAACTCATCGGTGTCGGTGATTTTGTACTTGATCCTGTACATCAAAAAGCACTTGTACGTCTAACACCGCTTGTGCCAACGATGATGAACGGGCAATTTACACCACCGCCCTATGCGGAGATTGACCACGTAATGAATTCCCGATGGAACCAGATTACTATCGCTGTAGAGGGGCGTTCTATTGATTTGTATTTGAATGCGCACCATGCTACATCACTTATACTTGAAAATCTAACCTGGACCAATCCTACCGGTATGCTTCTTGAGACCGCTCCGGATTTCTGGGGTCAAGCCGGTATGATACAAGCCTGGCCACGCCGACTCACAGAGAAAGAGATATGGGAAAATTACAAGCACGTTACCGATTTACGAGGTAAGCCAAATATCCCGGACGCACAACCTACATTCAAGAGCATCTGGCACGAACTATACAAATTAATGTGTCATGCCGGCTTCTGCCCTAATAAGGGCAAGCAGTCCAAGGGCGGGAACAACGGATTGGAATATGTGGATTACGAATACGCCTGAAGATTTTTAACAATATAGTTTAGAAGAAGTATGAACGCAGCAAGACAGTTCTATGCGCAAAACTCGCAGCTAGTACAGAATGTAGTCTATTTACTAGTTCTAGCCGTGGTCTGCTACCTTGTATACACTTACTTGACAGCCGGCTCCGAGCTTGAGCGCTACGTCATCCAGGTGAATATGACAAGTGGAGTCTACGGAGTACCTGGTAACTCATCCAATAGTCTAGTCCCCCAGGGCTCAACCGCGGCGACGACTACAAAGTACTGTATCAACTACGATGATAGCCAGAAGCCCGACCCGAACTTCATCCCTAACCCTCTAGTTCGTATTGTAGAAGGCGCCGACTTCACAATCAGCTGGTGGATGTACATTAGCACTTGGGACGCCAACCAGTCCGGTGTCATCAAGCCGGTCATTACCGTCACTGACCCTTTGGTCAGCAACGCAACGAGCGGCTCACCCGCCTACTTAATGGTAGCGTTCCTCTACCCAACCACAAATATGCTCGGCGTTCGCTTCCATACACGCGGTATCTCCTCTAGCGAACTCACATGGCAGTCCAACTTCGCCTCAAATGCGACAACCCCTTCCACCGCCCTACAGACATTTGGTAATATGACGACAACACCTGTATGCGATATTAATGATATTGACATGCAGCGCTGGATCAACTTCACATGTGTTGTCAGCGGTCGTGTACTTGATGTATACTACGACGGTAAGCTCAACCGTTCTTGCGTACTTCCGGGTCCTGTTGTTGGCTCACCATCAGGCAGTGGTAACCAGTATGTCAATACATCCATTGCGGGCGGTTTCAATGGCTTCCTCAACGGCGTATTCTTCTCTGGCGCAGCACTTACCCCGGACCGCATCTATGGTCTCTACCAGGCGGGTCCTCAGGGTACTACAAGCGTTGTACGCGCCCTTTTTAATATGATAGGCATCAAACTCAGTTACCACGGCGGCGGAAACTGGTCGCAGTACCTGTAAACCAATATTTATCAATTCTCCATTTATAAAACCAATTATAAATAGAGGAAATGGAATCTGTGTCCGGATTTTTATCAGGTGACGGCTTAATTCCCCAACTTGCTATCGTTATTCTTACGATGATTGGATTACAGGTGGTAATGGGGATGGTCGAACAAGTCAATGCGTTTCTAACAAAGTTGGATCGTCAGGCGGTTGTTCTCTTTGACAATAGTACAGCTACATCGGTAAGCATCCCGCAGGGATTGAATACCGGTTTCCCAATCCTATACAACAGTCGTGATGAGCAGCAGGGCTCTGCCTTCTCATACTCTATGTTCATTTTCATCCACCCCGATACATTTGAACAGCAGGGCTCAACCACGGACTCGTGTGGAAATACTTCTGGACCCGGCTCGGCAAAGGGCAATGCTCCTGTCAAACTCAAGCATATCTTCCACAAGGGCAGTGATGTCGGTTTCCCGAATCTCGCCCCCGCCGTCTTTGTTGAGAGTGCTGCCAACAATCTCCGCATCTATATGAATACAATCAACAGCTGGGATAACTATGTAACAGTATCAAATGTACCTGTCGGCAAGTGGTTCCACCTTGTCATCCTGCTCAAGGGAACCAACCTAGACGTCTATGTCAATGGTAACATTTCCGTCCGTATGAAGTTGACAACCGTTCCCCGCCTCAACTCTGGCGGCATCTATGTAATGAAAAATATGTACTTCCCAGACCAGACCGGCTACGACCCTACACTCTTCTCTGACTACACAGTTGTAGGACCCATGAAGGGAATGGTGTCTCGCCTCAAGTACTTTGCCTATGCCCTCAACTACTCGCATATTGATGCCCTCTACCGTGAGCGCGCGAACGTTCAGACGGTTGTGGCGCCATCAACGGACCCCAATGCCAACCAGCCCCCCTACTTCTGGGACGACTGGTGGGTCAATAAGTACTAAACCCCGTGGTTTAGAGTTTTTATATGAATTCGTATAGCGAACTCGTATAAAAATTGTGCGAGGGCTTAAAGACCCCAGGGGTCTTAAAGACCTTTTAGCGAGCAAACTTGAGACCACCCAAACCGCTGCTAATCTCTAAGAAATTCAGCGTCTCCACAAACGTATAGAGATTGTATGTATAACCGGCAAGATAGGGGATTGGCGCAACATCTACATCCATCTCCAAACGGTCAATGCGACTTGTATTGAGTGTACCCGTTGGCTGCTGGACCGACGATCCATTCAATGAAAAACTATACGCATTCACCGGCCACATCTCATACTGAGTCGCCTCTCCCAACGCTTGAACTGCTGTAGAACCACCATTCATATAACGGAATGGTACATACTTCTTGAAGTAATCGTTATCCTGGCTATCAAACAAAGCATTACCGTTGGCAGTAATAAATACGTTGAGCAAAATATCCCGCTGAATACCCGCAAGATTAATACCTGATCGTCCAATCGGCGCATTAATAGCACCTGGATAGGGAGTAGGGGAGAAATATGGTAAAATACTCAGAGAAGAGGCGTTTGTACATACCGAATTGGGGTATGCCCAATAGGGTGTCGGCGTCACAAATGGACGATTTGCGCCTAGGGTGTACATCCAATTTGTCAAATTGATATTCTGATTACGATATTGGAGAGCGTCATTACGACGGGCAAAATACACTAATCGCGTTGCGACATTATGCACATCCAGCCTATACGTATTTCTAGTTGTTATACCATAAAACGTGAACCATTGAACTTGACGGACATTGTAGCGGAGAGTCCTACTTGTAAACATTAGACGGACATCATCTTGTAGAAACGTATACGTCGCCTCTAGAGTTGCGTTGAGCGGCCAACCATCTAACAACGGTACGGCGCCACTGATATCCGTCAGGAAATACTTCATAGACCCGCTTAAATCGGTACTTCCGCCATATAAATCTGTCATACTGAGCGGAATATTTCCATAGTACTTTTGATTCCAAATCTGTGTATATAAATCGGTTGAGGTACCATTTGATAAATAGTTGGGACTCAAGGTCTGAACTCCAGGACGTACCCTGGCTCCTGACAAATCAAGAATTGTATATAAGTCACGAATAGGGCGTAATTGAATAGTCACCTCTGAATCGTGGTACTGGAGGGCAACGAGCGGCAGCGCATTCTCTGGGAAATCGCTAAACCATAGACCCAGAGGAATACGTAGAATACGACCAGGAATGGATGCCGAATTGTTTTGTGTCGGCACCGGATTTGTCGAAGTGCCTCGCCAGCTAATAACATTTGGATATCCCTGTCCTGGCGGAACTGTCGGATCCGCATATACACCGGCGGCAGGATCAAAGCATTCTGGTACATCACCCACCATCACGCGCCATTTGTTATATGTATCACTATCGTAATCTAGGGTAGCACGGGCGGAAATCCAATCACTATTAAACTGCTGCATAATCTGACCACCAATCGTAAACGTAATTGTATCAATCATGCGAACACCGATTTGACGGACCCACGCAAATTCGTAGGCACGATCGACCGTCATTTCCTGGTTTCCATTTGCGTCTAGGATTGGATTTCCGTTTTTATCTACTGCGGGTCTCAAATATGCCTTACTAAAAATATCGGGTAACTCTAATCGCAGTACTAAATCGCTCAGAAGGTCACCTTGGCGGGGGATTTTCGCTTTGAGTAGAATCGGCGCATCGGTGAGCAGGAGATTCGGACCGTCCAACGTAATCTGAATCGGCTCCTGGGAAAAGTGCGTATAACGCTCAAACGACTTATAGAAATACGTCGTCTGTGGGTTTCCATTGAGAATAATATTCTCATTTCCATAGCAAACTAATGACAGTAAGCCGCCCGGCATATCTACTGGGGTAAGGATAATTCGTAAGCACTAAAAGACGCACACTAACTTAGAGGATTATGTCGGCGAATCTCATCGCTAGCAGCAATAATATAGGATATACTCCTACCGTTTCATCGGTAAGCATTTTAGTAGGAGTTGTGGTGGTGGGGTTGCTTTGTGTCGGGGCTGCCGTAGCATTTCATTATTATCAGTTACATGAAAGCCCCTGGTGGTCCGAACGGTCTAAAGCGAATAACGCCTTATGGGACTGGCTAGACGCATTCCGAAGTGCCCCGTCATTCGGACAGTATGGGGCTTTGAAGGAAGTGCCCAGCGGATTCCAACTTTCCGCACCAGTGCCTACAAATACTGCTACAGCACCACCCCAAGCACCTTCGCCCTCGCCGCCACCGGTCGCCTGGTGTTTCGTCGGCGAAGATCTCACCGGTCGTTATTGCGTGAAGGTGCCCTCGGCAGCCGCCTGCGACCGCACTCGTGTCTTTAATTCCCAACAAGATTGTGAACTCCAGAGCGCAAACGCCTTACCCGCCGGTGTTGTCTCGCCACACGATGGACGGAAAATGTCGCCCCTCAGTTCGGCTGTTCTAGCACCGTAATGTGCGGAGTTTAATTTAGAATTAAACATCACAAGTATAATTAGGAACTAATTATATGTTTGATGCTGCGCATTATTTATTTCAGCATATGTTTGCGAAGCTAACAGGCGATAAAGAGTTGGAAGAAGAATTAAAAGAGGAGCGTAAAGCGGAACGTAAGGCGGAGAAAGAGAAAGAGAAAGAGGCAAAGAAGGCAGAAAAAGAGAAAGAAAAAGAGGAAAAGGAAAAAATCAAATATTTGGAACATTACAGAAAAACTCATAATGGTCAAGATCCGCCGCCTCCTATTACCGATGCGGACTTAAGTGGTAATTTATGTTTTGGCTCTCCGATTCAACTCAATACCAAAAATTTTTTTAAAGGCGATGTATTTGATAATTACTATAAACACGTCGTGGAGGATTCTAAAAAGATTAAAGATCATGAATATGTCTTTGAAGACCTTGACCACGCCAAAGCGAAAGCGCAAAAGACAGCGAATTGTACCGGAATAATAATTTATACAATAACAGAACATACCAAAAGTAAATATTTACATAGAAAGAAAACCGAAACAAACACAGAATATTTAGTGTATACTGGAGATCCAACAATACTCAATCTAAATACTTTGAACGCTGGAGCAAATCCAAAAAGTGCTAAAAATGGTGTTGTAAAAACGAGTGTAGTTACACCTAATACTGCTGCCGCCGATTTTGCGTCAACAAATCCTCAGTTTATTCCCGCTCCCGCCTGTAATGCGGCTGCCGTCGCCGCCGAAACGGCGGAAGAGCGTAAAACATTTAGCGTACAAAGAATGTTTAAACGTGCGTTTAGTACAACAATGAATATATTATCTGTATTCTTATTAATTGCTCTCGGTGTCTTTGGCTCCTCACTCGCAACGAATCTCAACGTCTATCATGGCTGGCCTTATCGGCTTCTATACGCAATTTATGGCTTTGTCTTCTTTTTCGTTGTTATACCCTATACGCTATTATGGCGTTGGGCTTACTTGAAGAAACGCCCACGCTTCTATGCGCTCATTCCTCTGATTGATACACCAATTGATAATCCTATGTTGGCAAATCTCCTCAGCTGGTTCACATTTGAACCGGATGACGAAATGGCATATTTAGATGGATGCCGTGCTTAGACTACTTAGAATAGTGCTTATACGCCATATAACCTCCTACTCCTAACCCAATCCCTGCTACCAAATATAGCAACGATTGTGTATCAAAGTACGATTTATTTTGAGACGCAGCGGCTTCCTGGAACGAAAATTTTGGCATCGTAGCCAAAAAAGCAATAGAATATACGAACTCGCGCCAAGAAATTTCAGACTTTCCTAGCTGTTTATTAATCAAATTATGCATATTAAATAACCATCGTATAAGTTTTTGTTTATCCTCTACAATTTCGTCGGTTAATGGAGAATTTTTAAAGTTTTCCTTATAATGTTCCTTACAAATCGGACACGGTATCATATATTGCAACGATTCAAAGAAGTTTATTACTCCCTTCTTTTCCTCCTCTGTAGGAAATGGTGAGTATCCTATTGTTACAATATGCATCGTAGTCCAAAAGATAGGACCCCATACAGCCGGACCCATTCCAATTGGCGGAAAAATATCACCCTGAGGCGGAGGTGTACCCTTTAAATTTTCAGGCAATTCAAGCGACATTCTCCTGTACTCTACTATTTTTGTGGGTTTGATTATCCGAAAAAAGTTGGTGCTCCTATCTAATGGAGTGCGTAAATTGTGGTAAATTAGGTCATACATTCCGGGATTGTACTGAACCGGTAATATCGTTTGGACTATGTGCGATTAAATTTATAGAAGATACTCCTTACTATCTTCTTGTTCGCCGTCGTGATTCCCTATGTTATGTGGAATTCTTACGAGGAAAGTATAAAATGGATAAGATTGATTATATTCATTTACTGATTAATGGAATGACGGTAGAAGAGCGTGGGCGACTACTTATAAAACCGTTTGAAAAACTATGGTCCGAGCTTTGGAATGGGCAGAACACCCGACAGTTCCGAACTGAATTTGAAAATGCTCGCCGCAACTTTGAAAATCTCAAGACAACCGGTGATCGTAATGGAAAGACGATGGCACAGTATATTAATATGGCAACTGGTACATTTGTAGAAGCCGAATGGGGATTCCCTAAAGGAAGACGTGCTGTTGGAGAGCGGGAAAAGGAGTGCGCGTCACGTGAGTTCAAGGAAGAGACTGGTATTCAATACAGATTATTTCATATTCTTGATGAGCCCCCGCTCATTGAAGAATATACTGGTACAAACGGTATTCCTTACAAACAAACTTATTTTGTCGCATGTTGTAAATCTAATGTAGTCGCAAGTATTCAGCCTAATAATCATATTATGAAACGAGAAATCGGTGACATTAGTTGGTTTACATTTGATGCTGCGATGGCTCATATTCGCGAATCCAATGTACAGAAACGTGCGGTTATGACTGAACTTCATCGGCGGGTATGCGAGGGTGATTTACGAGATAAAATTACTACAGCTCTAGAGTGGGAAATAAAGTAAATTTTTTCTACGTTATCCTTAGAGGATGCGGAACAATAATACAAAAAAGAATAACGCTAAGGCAAATAATGCCAAAGCAAACAACGCCAAGGCGAACAACGCCAAGGCGAACAACAAGGCGAACAATAAGGCGAACAATAAGGCGAACAATACCAAGAAGAATAACGCCAAGGCGAACAACAAGGCAAATAATAAGGCGAACAACAAGGCGAACAACACCAAAAAGAACAATGCCAAGGCGAACAACACAACCCTTAACGCCGCAGCTAAGAAACTCAACAAGATAATTCCCGCTATCAAAAAGGGTTTGAATAGTTTGAGTAATAACGACCCGGATAAGCCAGTCTGGAAAGCAACTGCTAATTTCTTAGAAGAGCACAACAAGCTTATTAGAAATCATAAGAATTCCAATTCGTCGCTAAGTTATGTCAATCGTATCAATACATTTGTAATGGCGCGTAAGAATTTATCAGGAAATGCCGCTGTAGCAGCTGTAAATGCGGTAGAGCCCGCTGCTGTCTCAGCCGCCAATGCTGCTACACCCGCTGCGGCTGCGAATGCTGCTGCCAACAAAGTCGCAAACGCTGCGAATAATGCCGCTGCCAAGAGTAATGCTACCAATGAAAAAAATGTGGCTAAGGCTGCGAACGAAGCGGTAAAGCCCGCTGTGAATGCCGCCGTCGCTGTTGCCGAAACACCTGCGGAGGCAGCGAACGCTGCTGCTACTGGAGTCGCAGCGGCTGCCGTTAATGCTGCGAATAAAAATAAGAAACCATCGGCTGCTGAAAATGCCAAGGTCGCTGTCGCTGCTGCGAGAAAAAGTCCACGTTCTTGGTGGTAAACAATTTAAATTCGCCCTATAAACAGAGAGGATGGCGGCTCCGCCCAAATTAAATGATATTATTTGGACAGAGGCATCATTAACAGCATTGCCAAGTGGACAAAAACATCGCAATGTGTTATATAGTTTACAAGGTCGCCCTGAACTTGTAGGAGTAGGAAAAAGTACAGGGAAATTTGGAAGTATTTCTAAAATTAATAGTGAAATTCTACGACTACAAGCGGAACGAATCGCAAAGAAACCTGCTGAACCACAACAAATACCCCAGACAGTTGTAAATGTTCCTGTTGAACCTGTCGTTGAGGAAACCGCCGTTGAGGAGC